GTTGAAGTTCAGAAATGAGGTCTTACATAACGAAAGCAATCATCATTGGTTCATGCCTGGTCATGGACCACAAGAAATTGCAAAAGTTCTGCAAGAATACGTTGGGTCAATCGGAACACCGATTGAGGGAGACTTCGAGAATTTTGACGGCACTGTGTCGGAATATATACAAAGCCACGTAGCTAACGCTGTTTTACATCGTTATTTTTCGGAGGAGCACCATGAAGAACTTAAACGTTATACAGGTATGCTCATAAGTTGTCCCGCAAGATCAAAGTCATTCAATTTCAAGTATGAGGCTGGGTTCGGTATTAAAAGCGGATCCCCCACTACTTGCGACTTAAACACCGTGATTAACGCTTTTGTTAATTATTGCGCAATCAAATTGTCTTACCCCGAACTAACACCAAGAGATGCTTACAACAATCTGGGACCGTGCTTTGGAGACGATTCTGTCTCTGATGGTGCAACCAAGAACAAATTGTTGGAAGTCGCTAAGAACCTGGGCTTACGAATGAAAGCTATCGATTATGATCCAGAACTTGGCTTGTGCTTCTTGGGTAGGGTTTTCCCGAACATCCACGAAACATTAACATCGTTTCAAGACGTAAAACGCACGCTTAAGAAACTTCATCTAACTACTCGTGATCCAAACGTTAGCTTGGCTGACGCAACAATGGACAGAGTGGAGGGATACATGGTCACAGATAAATATACACCAATTATCAGTGATTATTGCATCAAGATGATACACTTATATGCTGACAGAGCATCCTCTAAGGTGGTCCGAGAAAAGAGGAAGTGCGTAGCTAAGGAAAAACCTTATTGGTTAGTTGGTGGAGGATGGTACCAAGACAGTAAAGATGCGGAATTGATGACTAATTGTGTTGCAGCAAGGCTAGGCATCACAGCTGCCAAAGTAGTCGAGTTATGTGATAAAATTCTCGAAATGGTAACTCCTTTCGATGATATAACTATAGAGATCGAAGACTACGAAACTGGAACCAAGAACTGTATCCATGAAGACGGCAGTAGTGACCCAGTAGACGAACGTTTAGTATCACAACATAGGCAAATCAACAATGAGCGAAGAATGTTACAACAACAAACCGCTAACGGCAACAATGCGAGAACAACCAGTTCACCAACCGACCAGGGTCATCCCGAAAACCAGATGGGATGTAGTTCCAATAACTACAGGAACAATCAAAGGTCAAGTAACGGCAATAGAAATGGAAATGGAAAGCCTTCTATTCGACGTGAAAATGTTGGTGGGAATGGCGACAGGATCGGCCAAACTGGACACGCAAGCCCTGGTAGCAGCAATCGAGACTCAGAAGAACAAGTTCGCAACAACAATCGAATCGTACCTGAGCAAACCAACAATCAAGCAAATGCTAGCAACCAGAAGAGAAAGAGACGAGGTGGCCGCGGAAATAGAGGAAATGGAACACAGGATTCGAATCCTGAAGTTACAGGAACTAAATGAGCGACACTATGATAATTTCAAATAAAGAAAATAAGTGGAAAATCAACAGAG